GAGTCAAGCTTTGCAGTTCTAGCTTCACGAGCTTCACGTCTACGCTTAAGAGAACGATACTCTTTGATCATAGAAGAATCACCAGCTACCGCCATCTCACGCATACGTCTTTCAACCTGATCAAAGGCAGCTTCTTCAGCATCAAGCATTTGTTCAGCGAAATCAGGATCATGCTTTTCTTGTCGGCGTAATGTTTCAACAGTTATACCAGCTTCACCGCAAGCTTCAGCTCTAGTCTTACCAACAGCGATAGCTAAAAGCAAAGTGCTTCTTGTTTTCGGGTCATCTAAACGGCGTTTCATTCTATCACCTTATTGTAATCCACTACATAAACTCTACGTTGTTTACCCTTATAGAATACACGTTCTTTTGTAGCACCTAAATGATCCTCTAACCATCTACCGAAAGCAGTATGCTTTTCAAAAGGCAATGGAAGACGAGGGCCCCAAGGAGCATTCTGGATTCGCATCAATTCGATAGGTGAGATGCCAAGTCTGTCCTCATCTTCCAATGCGAAGACAGCAAAGTCTTCAGATTCAAAAGCCCAACGTATCAATTCCATAATAGGATCTTCCTCACTTGCTGTCTTAGCGTCATGTAAGGCTAAGTTTAAGGAGAGTGTAGGCAATTCCCAATTTGAATCTAGGTCTTCAACCCAGTTGCTTAAGAGATTGTAACCATAATGTAATATTGTAAAGTTGTGTCGTTGACGTGGCGATAGGTGATCGGGAAGTTCTGCTGACGGCAGTATAACTGAGTCAGTTAAGTAGTTGGCATGTAACCACATTAAATAATTGTAAGCGATGGGGCTTTCCCAATCAAAGTATTCCTTAGCTTCAGAGTTTTTCCCTTCCATAGGGATATTTAAAATGATACTTCTATCTACGTGTGATTTTTCAGATAATGTATCTTCGCCTGTGATAATGATAGGGGTATCAGTAAGTATTTGAGTTACTTCAGCACGGTTCTGATTCATAGAACCTTTGGTAGAAACTTGACCTGTATAAGCATCACGTAATAATTGGTCTAAAGTTTTACGAGCATCATCCCTAGCGCCAGGTCTATACTCATCAAACCATACTGGGAAAGCATTGGATGTCATGAAGTGAGCTGAGATAGCGTAAGGCGTAGTGGTCGTAAGGTTGGAAGTAATATTAGAACCACTAAATATATACTGCATAAAATAAGTAAGAGTTGTTTTACCTGAGCCACTAGTCCCTGAGATGTGCAGTATAGGAAATTCCCTAAACAAAGTACGCAAGGGAGCAACTGCCATCCAACATAAGATCGGTATAGTGACATCAAAAATATGTAGCTCAGTTAGTTTCTGAAGGGACTGTAAAACTTTTACATTTGTTTTATCAGTAGGCAAATGTACTTGGGCACTATCTAACCTCAATCCAGTTTCTTTAGGTATGTATTTCCAATCTTGATTACCTATAGAACCACTAGGAAATACAAAATCCCCACGATGTAAACCTACTCTTGTTGTCATTCTACCCACAGGTTTCATTGTAGCCTGATCCAACAGGTAAGATCCTAATCTCTGAGCATCGGTAGTGTTACCAAAAAACTGACGAGTGTGACGTTGCGACCAATCAATAAGTTTCTGAACTGATCTGAAAGTACCAGAAGTGATAGTAGTTTTTCTACCAGTAGGCAGAATAGTACCCTCTAAAGCCCAAGATTCAGAATCTTCTCCAATAAGAAACCTATTAATATCAAAAGCCCAATTAGTAAGTTCAGTACCATGAGAACCATCAGCAGTTAAACGACGATAAATAGTACCAACTTGAGCAACTTTTTGAGGTTCACCAAAAGGCATCTGCCACTCATCAAAAAGATCTTTAATATCATCCTTCTGCATATCAGCAACATCTTTACCCTCAGGTAAAGGAGTTAATGTAACAGTAGCATTATGATCATACAACCATTCAGCTACCTGAGCCCTACCAGAAGTACCAGCAGCATCACCATCAAAAACAATAGCGATATACCTGCCACTCCAAACACTATTCTCATAAATGCCTAACAATTCCTGAACATTTTGATTAGCGCCAGGAAATCCTACAACTACATACTCATCTCCATAAAGATAATCCATAACCCAAGTATCTGATTCACCTTCGCAAATAATAACAGGATCACGAGACTCCTTAAGCCTAGCTAAAGCATAGTTAGAACCATACAAAGCCATCTTGGAACCGACACCAGCTCTCTTACCCCCACTCTTAGATAGCGTTTTATAACCAATGATCTTATGATCAACGTCATAGTAAGGCACCCAAACCATTTCGTTAGCCATAATATGTATACGAAAGGCGGACCGAAGGTACCCTACAGGTGGAAGGCAAGGATGCGTCCGAGAGTAATAGTAATGCCAGCGCTGTGCTGCTACCTCATCGTGATTGGGGTTAGGCCACCTAAATTCACGTTGATTCATAGCAGCAGAAGTATCATACTCCACTCCAGATGCAAGCTGACTAGCGTACAGAACTTTAGCTAAGTCTATAGCTTGATCTGTTGTCCATTCTGGATTGAATCTAAGTATTAAATCTATTGAAGATCCTTGAAAACCTTCAGCGAAATCTCCAACCCTCCACTCGTGCGATAACCTACTCCTAAATATATCCAGTGAAGGGTTGGAGTCATTTCTAAAGGGTGAACTATAGCTCAACCTTAAACGTCCTACAATTTCTGGTTCATGACCAAAGTGACTAAGCACGACTGCCGGATGTAACTCCTTCCGCAACGTCTTAGCATTGGCCTGTTTAGCTACGGAAGTTGCTACATCCGGTGTCATGCTTTCCCCCTAAATTAAAATTCTTCCACTCCATTGCCGTCAGCAGGAATATAAGTACAACGTAGCCAAGGACGATCACCGTCACGGTTCTCTTCAAATGTTGTTTGTACTTTAAACTTTGAACCCATCAAGATAGATTCAATAGCTGTTTCGTCTGGGTCTTTAGCCCAGAAAGTTTCACTAAGATCTGCATTAGCAGCTTCTAATTTGGCAAACGCCATAGAGTTAGCTCTACTATTGGCTGAGAAATAAGTCCCATCCCAAAAACGTTCACCAACATCAGGGCCTGAACCTATTATTTCAAGCCATAAATTAACGGAAGGATAACCGTTCCGTGTTTCTCCGTTGCGAACTTCTACAACAACAACAGTGTAAACGCCACCCTCTTCAGGTTGCCACCGTTCTTGCGCAGTAGAACGCAAATTACTAAATGAAGGCATATCTTACCTCTCCTATTCTTCTCTTGTATTGAGATCTTCTATTATATTTTTAATGGTAGGGTCTACAATGTAACCCTTAGGATGCTTTTCTGCAACTTGCCAAAGCCTACATTTCGCATCTATTAAATCAGTAGGTTCAAAGTGTAACAGAGTACGAAGCTCCCCTTCTTTATCCCTTTGCATTTTCATATACCCATGAATATCTACAAGGCCAGGCAACCGTTTCCTAATCTGACCCTCTAACAAAGGTCGCATGTAATGAGCTTCTCTATCTGTAGCAGATATCAAACAAACGTTAATAGGTTTGCGAGCATCAGGCGTAACAAGCGATAACAAATCTTCGCATTGCATAAGCATATGATTGAGCACACGATTCCAAGCATGAAAAGTAAACTCAGCATCAGGATTAAAAGCCTGATTAGGTTGCTGCAATTCACGCTTAAGCTTAGTTTGATATAACGTTAAACTATCTAAAGTAAACGTGTTAAAAGGATGATCTTCTGTTTTTAAATAATCAATGATGAACTTAACATCATCCTCAGTTTTAATCGGATAAACAACAGTATCCAATGGGGCTTTCGATTGATCCCAATCTTTCCAAAGCTGTTTGCTACCTCCGAATTTTGATTTGAAAGCAGCGCCTTCAACGTCAGCTATTAATCTAGGGCTTGGACCAGTCAACCCGAAGGCTGTCTTACCTGATCCGAAGACTCCATGTATGTGTAAGTAAACTTTTAAATCACTCATCTGTTCCTTTCTTGTGATCAATTTCCATTACATATTTCCAATCTTGGAGAGCACTTTTAGCCTCACATGCATCATAAAAGCTGCACATTGAGGCACAAGTCCAAGTAGGTGAAGGCAAGTGTACCACATCGTACTCAATCCGCAGCATTAAAGAAGTAATTTGATCTTTAGCATGTTGGATTCTTGCTTCGTCGAACCTCATTTCATTAAGCTGAACGTAAGGAGGTTTACCCCTTGTGGATTTAATCTTTTTAATGCGAAGATGGCCACCCCAACTAACTGGAAGCCCTTGGTAATTATCTAAGACAACAGCCATAGCACGCATCTGCCAATCAGCATTCATCGGAGCTTGATCGATAGAGGTGCCAGTCTTGTAATCAACAATACCTAACGTGTTAGTGATTCGATCACGTACAACAAGATCAGGACGACACCGCAACACGCCAACGTTGTCAATATCGAGTGCAAAGTCTTCCTCCTGTGCGAGTATCTCATACCTATCAAAAAATTTTTCCTGTTCAAACCAATTAAAAGTTTGCGAAGCCATAAATTTAGCATACGGAACGATGTCTGTGTATATCTCCGTCTGAACTTGTTCATTGTCCGTATATCCAGCTATCCAAGAATCAATCTCTTTACCAGCGACATTCATCGCAGTAGCAGGAGCTACATGAGGGCTAGAAGATTTTAATGGTTCCACAAAAATGGGTAAGCCAGTTTCAATAAGGAAATGAACTAATGAACCCAAACACATAGCATTCGCTTTCTTAGGCCCATCATATTCCCAACGCTCTTCACGCTGCCAATTAAATTTACGAGCACAACTACTATACGTAACTAACCCAGTAGCAGATACACTTAATTCATTTTTTGTTGAGGACATATTTTTCCAAATCTTCCCAAGCTTCACGTTGCCCACACTCAGAACACACACTTGTCTTATTATCTCTTCTACTTAACGCCACAAATGGGTGATTCATTTCACCACCACATGCAGGGCAATATCCAAACTCATGTACCATCAGCAATCATTTCCTTTACATAATCGTTCATAGCCAAAACGCAATCATCATAATTGTCATAGAATTGACTACCACCTGTCACTATTTTGACGTTGGCTTCTCCAGTGTCATCCCACATATGGCAATACTGCCATTTATATTCACCAAGCATCTCATTAGTACAAATTTTCTTAACGTAAATGCCTATCAAAAGACGTTGATTATGGTAGAAATCTGTAGTACGCATTTCAACACCATCTATATCCATTTCTTCTCCTTTTTTAACTCCCCTTTTTTTCTTTTTAGGGAACGATATCTGGTTTAAAATCCTTATCAGCTAACCTAGTTCTGCTATAGCTCCGACAATCTGAACATTGCCATGACTGCATCACACTAGATTTAGTTACTCGCCTGCCTCGACGTTGTAGATTATGTGAGCTACACGTAGGACAAGCATGTTCTTTCGTATATAAATTAAGATTAGGATGGTTGTTCATCCAAGGACGTAACGCAAAATACACATCCCTTAAAAGCACTACATCTTGTTTACAATACTTAATCATTTTGCGCCAAGCTTTTTCATTACCACGCATACAACCAGCCCATGTAGAAAAACCACCAGTTTGTTCCTTCTTACCCAGCCCTAAATGCTGGCCCAAATTATTCAAATGATTTGCATTAAAGTAAAAGTACTTCCTAGCTACCTTTAAGGTGTCAATAGATTGGACAGGTGATACAGGACCCAACCCATGATATATAAAACGAGCATTACACTTGCGCATGTCAAACTTATCACCGTTATGGGCAACCACAATATCAGCTTCATTAAGAAGTTCCCATACCTTTTTAACGACATGATAATCATTTTCAGGATCCTTTTTATAAGCTTCAGGAAAGTCTATAAGCGAACAAACCTTAGTATGTTTTTGATGCTCCCATCTATACCCAAAACACAACATGTACCATTCTCTCTCATGCTGAATAACATTCTGGTCGTACTGTCCCCACACATAAGAAAGATTTGGGGCCGTTTCAATATCATAATAAAGAATCTTAGGCACACTCTATTTTAATCGTCTTCTGGTAGTGTGCGCAAACGAACAACAGGCCAACAAAAATCCCTAGCTTCATACTCTTCTAAAAGTTTATGAAATATTTCCCGATCTTCAGGCGCATGGTACACATGGTTAGAGCAATACTGATCGCTACAATACCCCTTTTGAATACCCATCTTTAACCAAGTCTCATAATCAGGAACAGGAATCAACCTTACATTTTCTTCTTCTGTTATAGACATTTGTCTCCTTTCATTTGCAACAAATACTCCCGAAGGAAATCTAATTTCAAACTCATTTTGCCAGCCAACTTATCCTCAACAGTGCCCCTAGAACGCAAAGAAATAACAGGAACCACCACATTAGAACCTATCCTGCGGACACGACCACGACATTGGATAAACTGCTGCATCGAAGCAGGCTCTTGAGCAAAGATAAGAAGACCTGCATTAGTAAGGGACACTGACTCAGACATCGTACCTGTAGTACATACAAGAACTTTTTTCCCCAATACAGTGTCATCTTGGAACTCTTTAATATACGCCGACCTCGTAGGTTGCCTAGTATCGCCAGTAATGATCCTCACAACAGTGTTATGAAGATTATC